GGGATGCTGGACTACTCGGGCCAGGAGTGGCTCCTGATGGGAAAGAGTATGACGAAACCATTGCCGAAGAGGTCAAGAAGGCCACTTGTCCGGCCTGCGGGCACGAGTTCCCGATCTAGCGAGTATCTCGCCACGCTAGAGGCTGGCTGGCAGGAGCACCTCGCGCCTCGTGCGCATAATGCGCCAACGGTCATAAGCACATTCGCTGGCTGTGGCGGGTCATCCCTCGATTACAGCATGGCTGGGTTCCGTGAACTGTTGGCGGTCGAGTGGGACGATCACGCGGTCGAGTGTTTCAGACTGAACTTCCCGGATGTGCCGGTCTACCACGGCGATATTGCCGCGCTGTCTGTCGAGGAGTGCTGCGACCTGGCCGGAGTGGTTCCCGGCGAGTTGGACGTGCTGGATGGGTCGCCACCGTGCCAAGGGTTCTCAACGGCAGGACGCAGGCAGCTAGACGACCCGCGCAACCAACTGTTCCAGGAGTTCGTGCGACTCCTCGACGGACTCAGACCAAAGGCGTTCGTGATGGAGAATGTGTCTGGCATGGTGAAGGGCAAGATGAAACTCGTATTCGCGGAGGCGCTCCGTGCGCTCAGGGGATGTGGCTATCAGGTGTCGGCGAGGCTATTGGACGCTGCAAACTACGGTGTGCCTCAGCACCGGAAACGGATGATCTTCATCGGTGTGCGTGAGGACCTAGGAATACCGCCGAGCCACCCGCGCGGCAGTAGCCGCTGGTTGACATTGGCCGCAGCTATCGGCGACCTCTCGGAGATGACAGAGCCGCCACCGCTCAATGACACATACGGGCGGTTATGGACACAGGTACCGGTGGGTGGTTCGGCGGCGAATGTGATCGGAACAGGTTACAACAGCTGTCGCAAAGTGCACCCTAACCAACCCTGCGGCACCATCACTAAGATGCAAACTGGACGAGGGTACGCCACGCTAGTCCATTGGAGCCAACCTAGGGCGTTGACGCTAGAGGAAGCCAAGCGAATCTGTTCGTTCCCAGATACGTTTCAGTTGCGTGGGGACTATGCTCAAGCGTGGGGGTTGATGGGCAACTCCGTCCCACCTCTGTTCATGAAAGCAATCGCGGAGACGATTAGGCAGGATGTGCTGAGTCATGGCAACCAAACCGACAGAGGCTCCACCCAAGCGCAAGCCAGGCCGTCCGCCGCGCGCTGACCGCGCGGAGATAGAGGCGAAGGTCCTGGCAGCGATCCGGGTCGGGCTGACGCTACCGAAAGCCTGCCTCGCGTGTGGCGTGCCCTACCAGACTGTCGAGCACTGGATACGCACCGGGGGCGACGAGTTTTCGGCACGAGCAAAAGCCGCCATTGCCGAACGCGAGATGCTCTGGCTCAACGAGGTGCGCCACCAGGAGCGCGGCTGGCAGCGCATCGCGTGGCTGCTGGAGAGGACGTGCCCGGAGGAGTACGGCAGACGCGACGTTGTGAAGACCGAACTCACCGGCGCAGGCGGCGGGCCACTCGTGATCGAGGTCGCCGAGAACGCGACCGAGGCGGAGATAGCGGCGGCGATCCGCAAGGCCGAGGAGTCGAGCAGTGGCTAGCGCGATGTCCGTCAAACTCGGCAAGCGGGAGTATCTGGTGCGGAAGACCAGACCACCGGTTGTGTCCGATCCTGCCGAGGTCCTGCAGGTGCTTGGCCTCACGCCCGATGACTGGCAGACGGAATACCTCGCGTCCGACGCCGATGTGCGGATGTTGTTCTCGACTCGGCAGGCCGGCAAGACGGAGATCAGCGCAGTCTGTGCCGTGCTGGCCTGCGCGACTACGCCAGAACTCTACGCGCCCATCGTCGCGTCCCGACTCGACCAGGCCGCGATCCTGGCTCGCAGGGCGCACAGGATCATTCGCAAGCTACAGGATGCCGGGGTGACGCTGCCCTCGATGCCAGTCCCGCAGGCGCGTTACTCTCCGCTACAGGTCCCGTTCGACAACGGCTCACGGCTCCATGCCCTGCCTGCGTCCGAGTGCGCGGTGCGTGGCGAGACAGCGACGGGTCCGATCACGGTGGACGAGGCTGCGCGTGTGCCGGATGAGGTGTGGACTGGCCTGCTGCCTCAGCGCGCCATGACCAGCTCGCAACTCAACCTGCTCACGACGCCGTGGTATCAGACGGGCCGGTTCTTCGAGCTCTGGACCGCGCGTGACCAGGAGGGCGTGGACCGCCGCCGGTGGCGCGTCATAGCACCGCCGGATTATGCGGCACGCATTGGTCTCGACCTCGATGGTCTCGACACCTGCGGCCTCGACCCGAGCCAGGCGCCCGACGTGCCGGTTCAGGTCCTCTCGCGGATGACGTGGGAGGGCTTCCTCTCAGCAATCGAGGGCATGACTCAGGAGGAGATCCGGCGCGAGATGTTCGGGATCTTCTCCAGCAACGCGGGCCACTCGCTATTCGGTGTGGACGCGATCCGGCGCGCGCTGAGCGATGACGTGTCGCCTCTGTGGGTCAGCGGCGCACCGACCGACCCGGACTCCGAGGACGACCTACCGAACGTGACACCACTCTGGAGCGTGGGATGATCCGATACATCGTCAGCGTGGACCTCGGAAAGAGCCAGGACTACACGGCCCTCGTGATCGTGGAGAGCGAGTCCGCGCCACACAAGGCGACCACATACTCGGTGCGTCACCTGGAGCGGTATCCCATCGGCACGCGCTACGAGGACATTCGCGACGCGGTGTGCGCGTTGCTGGTTCGTCCGCCGGTCTACGGCAACTCGCTGTTCGCGCTCGATGCGACGGGCGTGGGCAACTCGGTGCGGGAGTTATTCGAGCCCGGCACGCTGGATCGCGACTTCCACGCGCTGAGCCTCCTGCCGGGCGAGCACTCCTGCCGGATGGTCTGTGACGAGTGGGCATCTCGCGACGATGCCATCGCCTACGTCCGCAAGGCAGACAGCGACGACCAGATCGCGAAGGCGGCGGCGCGGGTGCTCGCACTCGATGACATGGAGCGTTACCCGATCATCATCACTGGCGGCGCTCAGGTCACGTTCGATCCGATGACGGCCAGCTACAACGTTCCGAAGCGTGACCTCGTGGCGGTGACGCAGCTAGCACTGCAACGCGGGCGGCTACTCATCGCGCAGGCCCTGCCATTGGCCGGCCTTCTACGCTCCGAACTGGAGGGCTTCCGCGCCAAGCCGACTGCGGCGGGGCACGAGACCTACGAGGCGCGCGAGGGCGAGCATGATGACATCGTACTGGCGCTCGCACAGGCGGTCTGGGTAGGCGAACGGGTCGGCAGTGCGCTCAGTGAACCGGTGTCCACATAGTCGTGTGTTACACTGTCCTGTGAAGTGGGGGTGCCCATGCGCCTCTTCCGCAAGCCCACACACGGTCAACCTGCGCCGGGCGACGGGAAGGCATCGTCGGCTGGCGATTCGCTGTCTATCATGGCGGCGGAGACACCTGCGACGGGGCTGGAGGAACGGCCTGACGGATACGAGACCGCATCCGCGAACTCGCAGTGGGTCTACCGGTGCGTGGACGTGATCGCTCGGTCCGTCGCATCGCTGCCTGTGGTTGTCCAGACGCGAGAGCCAGACGGCTCCCTGATCGATGCACCCGACCATCCGGCGCAGCGGCTGATGGATGTGGTCAACGACACCATGTCGCCGGCGGACCTATGGACTCGCCTAGTGCAGTGGTACCTGCTGCGTGGCGAGTGCGTGGCAGCGTTCGAGTGGTCGGCCTCCGGCCAGCCTGCGGAGTTGTGGCCGCTTGCGCCGCAGTGGCTCCGTGCGTCCGACCGGGTAGATCCTGAGCGCGGGCGCATCTGGCTGTATGGCCGGGGCATCGGCGCAGCGGACCGGCGGTTCTTCGCGGACGAACTCATCTGGTGGCGGCGGTTCAACCCTGCCGATCCGAGTGCGCCGCTCTCGCCGTTGCAGAGTCTAACGACGGCGCTGAACTCCGACTATCTGGCGCAGCAGTTGAACCATGCAATGCTGAAGAACCAGGCGCGGCCGGACGCGGTGCTAACGACGCAGCAACCAGTGCCTAGAGCTGAGGCGCGCCGGATCGTTGGCTGGTGGCGCGAGGCGCTCGGTCGCACCGACAAGTCGCACAGGGTGATTGTTCTCCCGCACGGCCTGGAGTATCGCGAGATACAGCGGACGCTTGCCGACATCGAGTATGTGCGCGGTCGCGAGATCGTGCGTGACGAGATCCTCGCGGTCTACGGTGTGCCGCCGATCATGGCTGGCATCGTCGCCTCCGGATGGGGCGAGTCAGAGCAGGTCCAGCGCAAGCTGTTCTGGACGGACACGGTTCTGACGCTCTGCTCGCAGTTGGACGGGCTACTGACCGAGCGCGGGAACGAACTGTGGCCGGACAATCCGCCGGTGTTCACACGCGACCTGGACAGCATCGAGAGCATCATCGGCCAGGAAGCGGAGTTGGTTGCACGCTACCAGCCGCTGGTCGCGAACGGCGTGATGACGATCAACGAGATGCGCGGGAAGTTGGGGCTAGAGTCTGTGCCGTGGGGCGACGTGTGGTGGTCATCGATGGGACTGTCTCCGGTATCCGGACCGGAGCGTCCATCGACGGCCGTCTCGCTCCTGCGGGGGTCGCAGGCGCCGAGGCATCTGGAGCCGCTCGCACTCGGCAAGGCGATCCGCCGATGGCCGTCTGAGGTCAAGTGGCCGAGGCAACTCCGCAAGGCACGCCGCGACTCTACAGACGGTCTCATCGAGCAGTGGATACCAGAGACCGAGGCGCAGGTCGTGTCGCTCCTGGAGTCGTGGAAGCGCGACCTGGAGCCGACCGAGGAGCCATACTCGCGGGTCAAGTGGCATGAGAAGCTGCGCGACCTCGGTGACGAGATGATCGGCTCGATGGTTTGGGCCGCGTGGGTGCGCGAGGACGAGGTGCTCGCCCAGGTCATGAAGTCATGGTTCCCTGCGAAGGAGGCCGCGCCAGTATGGGCAGGCGACGGCGGTGCGCCGGAGTGGGTACAGGATGTGGCGGAGATCACGAAGCCGACGGTGCTCATCGAGTCGCCGCACGCGGTGGCGATCATGGACACACAGGCGCAGCGGTTCGCCACGGCCATCGAGGAGACGGTATGGGAGCGGGTCCGGTCCTCGGTGAGCGACGGCATCCACAACGGCGAGACGATGCGTATGCTGACCGACCGCATCAACGAGACTATGGCGAACTATATCCAGAGCAGCGCACGCACCATCGCACGCACAGAGACACACGGCGCGATGATGGGCGGCATGTATGCCCGTTGGCAGGACGGCGGCGAGGTCGGGGCGCGTGAGTGGTCGGCTGCGTTCCGCAACACGAGGGCGAGCCACGAGGCGGCGCATGCCCAGGTTGTTGGCATGGATGAGCCATTCCGCGTCGGTGGGTCTGGCCTGATGTACCCAGGCGACCCTGCCGGACCTGCGGCGGAGATCATCAACTGCGAGTGTGACGAGCTACCGGTCTTGAAGCCGAGGTAGCGGAGGTGCGGTATGAGTCAACTGAAGGTGCAGCAGACGGTGCAGCTATTCGACGATGACGGCGCGAACGTGTCGCGCGTGCAGGGCACGGCGACGGTGGACGGCAATGGGTTCCTCATCACCGAGTACGAGGTGACGGCGATGGCTGCGTCTGAGGCTGTCTCGCTCGGGGCACTGGCGGCGGTGCGCGCTCTCGTAGTCGAGGCGGAGGCCGACCTGATACTGGAGATCGGCGCAGGGCCGGAAGAGGTTCTGATCGAGGCCTACGTGCCGTACTCGGTGACGTTCGGCGTCGGTGGCGAGGCCACCCTCGCGTTCTCATCGAGCCAGGCGACCGACACGCCTGTCAAGCTGTGGATGATAGGAGTCTAGCCATGAGACGGGCACACGCGAGCGAGTGCAAGGCCGCGACGGTATCACCGGACGAACTCCACGCCGCCGGTCTCTCGACTGACGTTGACTGGCTAGTGCGCGAGGTCGTGTTGGCGCACGCGAAGATTGACCGCGACTACGAGCGGTTTGCGCCAGACCTACTCGACCAGTTCGCAGCGACGTTGCCGGGCAAGCCTCTCCTGGTTGGTCACTCCCGCGACGGTGTGCCCGAGGGCACATGGGTCACGGCGCGGACCGAAGGCGAGGGCGCAGACAAGCAACTGATGGCGCGATTCGCGATCCCGGTGCTCGATGACAACGCCGGCCTGCGTCAGCGTGTCGAGTCGGGCGTCGCGCGCTCCGTTTCCATCGGGTTCGAGGCTGAGGCGCGGACCTGTGACGTGTGTGGCGAGGACTCGTGGACGTGTTCGCACTGGCCGGGCCGAGTGCTACCGGACGGAACGCGGGCGACTGCGACGTGGCTCCCACCCGGCGAGGCAGTCGAGGGCTCGCTGGTATGGCTTGGGGCGCAGCCTGGGGCGCAGGTCGTGCGGGCCGCGAAGGCGGCTCACCTGCGGGACGCAGACTACTGCGGCGGGCTGGCAGTGTACGAAGCATCGCAGGACGGCGAGGCGATCCTCTCCTGGCCGCTGGTCGCTCTGGCGGCGGTCTCGATTGCTGGCCGGTTTGGCGAGGGCAAGGCGCTGGAGGGCGCGGCTCAAGCGAAGGCATGGGCCGACGTGATGCAGTGCTACGCGCTCCTGGGAAAGCACGCGCCGGAGTGGTCGGTTGATGAGAAGTTCGACTGGGCGCCGTGGCGCGAGGGCGAGGAACTGCTCTGGCATCAACGTGAGGCAGCAGCGGAGGCGAAGCACATCTGCAGCCTCCTGGATGGGCGACTGAAGGGCGCTATCGAGCGAGTCGCGGAGAAGGGCGGCATACTCCCGCCGGACGCCGTGGACGCGCTACGGGCCGCAGCCAAAGCACTCGCGGAGTTCACTCCTCCCGAGGCGACTCCTGCGGATGACGCACCCGAGGACGTCGAGGACGATGACGAGGCGGATGTCGCCGAGGAACCGGACGAAGAGCCGGAGCCGGTAGACCCGCAACAGGCCCTGCTGGCCGCACTCGCGGCCTACGTGCCCGTGCCGGCACTGCCGGATGGGAACGCCCACCTGCTAGCGCGACTGGCGCGGGCGGGCATCGGAGGTAACTGACATGGCTGAGAAGACTAAGGGCGAGCTGAGGGCTGAAGCCCTCGCCGCGTTGCAACTCACGGAGGATACTCCGGCGAGCGAGATCGAGAGCAAGATGAAGGCCGCTGTCGATGCGGTCAAGGCGTATGCCCAGGCGCTCGACATCCCGACCGACGCGCCTGCCGAGGAGGCCGTCACCGCTGACACCGAGTTGGCGAAGGCGCTGAAGGAGTTCTCCGAGAAGGCGTCGGCTCCGCTGGAGCGGCGCGCCCGCGAGGCCGAGTTGGAGACCGAGCGCGGTCGGCAGTACCCGACCAAGGCACGCGACATCACTCGGCACCCTGCGGACACCGACCTGAAGCGCGAGTTCCAGAAGGCGAGCGATGACCTGCACGTTCTCGGCGCGATCGTGTGCGGCGTTGACTGGGAGTCTGTCGAGCAGCATGGCATGGACGCGATGACGCTCTCCAAGCTTCGCCAGTTGAAGTCGTTCCATCGCTACACCGACATCGCGAAGCGGGCCGGCATAAAGGACCTCGACACCACGACCGCTACGGGCGGTCTGGAGTGGATGGATGTCTCGCTGTCCAGTCTCGCGATCGACGCGATCCGGCTGGAGCCGGGCGCGCACTCCCTGTTCGACGTGTGGCCGATGCCGACTGGGATCTACCCGCTCCCGTTCGTTCCAGGCCAGGTGCAGACGTTCCTGATCGCGCAGATCGCCAGCGGCACCGTGTGGGGCGCTGCTGGTGCGCCACGCGCCTCGACGTACACGACCGGCCGGATCGTGCTCAACGCGCAGAAGCACGGCACGTTGGTCAAGCTCTCGACTGAGGCAGAGGAAGACGCGGTATTCCCGGTCATACCCAAGATCACGCAGAACATCGTCGAGGGCATGGCCGAGGGTCGCAGCGACATCTGCATCAACGGCGACGATACGACCGGGCCGCCTGCGCACTTCGACAACGACACGCCTGGCGCGCTCGGTGGGGCGCACCGGCGTCTGCTCGCGACTGGCCTGCGGTATGTGGCGGTCACGGCTGGCGCGACGCAGAACATGGCGGTCATCAACGCGGACGCCTATCGCGCCATCCGCCGGCAGCTTGGCCGGTTCAAGAAGGGCGGGGTCTGGATCGTCGGGTCGCTCGGCGAGGAGGACATGGCCTCCGTCGCGCAGGTCGAAACTGTGGCCGGCGTCGGGCAGCAGTACGCGACGATTATCAACGGCACCATTCCGAAGTTCCTCGGCTACCCGGTTGTCCTCGATAGCGAGGTCCGCGAGGACGTTGCGGCTACCGGCGTCAACGCCGGAGGCGGCAACACATTCACCACGACCCTGTGCGTGAACCCGAAGGCGTTCATCTGGGGCGAGCGTCGTGCGATGCAGATGAAGCTGGTTGACGCTCCGTGGGGCATCGAGGAGAAGGCTGTCTACGCTGCTGAGCGCATCGACTTCGTGCAGGTCGAGGTCGGCGCGGCTGGCAACTGGCCCGTTGCGATCGGCATCAACCAGGCCATCTAGTAGCACGCTGACTCGGGTGGCGGTCTCGTTCGCGGGGCCGTCACCCGGCACTAGCTAGGAGGGCACAACATGGCTGCGATGAGGCCAGGGACGAGAGGGCTACGATACGACGCGATCCACTGCGTCGGAGGTCTCTCGGTCGATGGAGACTCGGTGCTCGGAGCGAACGAGACTGCGACGATCACCTGCAACGCGACCCTGCTGCTTCGGCAGGTCGATGATGCCGGCATGAACGCGACGCCGGGCACGCTCGGTGAGGTTGTCTACAACCTCGATGACAGCAAGGTGTACTTCTGCACCGCGACACACGCGGTCGCGGCGACATGGGCGAACGCCGACATTGCAGGCGCGGCGGCAATCGTTGGCGCGCTAGACTGCGGCGGCACGTTGACTGTGACTGGTAACACGGCACTGCAGGCCGACCTCGACGTTGGCGGCAACGCTGACATCACTGGCGACCTCGATGTGGATGGCAACACGACCCTCGGCACGGACGCGAGCAACTCGATCACCTGCCTGGGCGCGCTACTGCCGCGCCAGGTCAACGACGCTGGCATGGTTGCGAGTGCGGGCACTGAGGGCGAGATCGTCTACAACCTCGACGATGACACTGTGTATGTTTGCACTGTGACCGATCCTGCTGCCGCAACCTGGGCCGCGCTGAACTAGAGAGGAGCGGATGACCTATGGCTGCTCTGAGGCCAGGCGCGCGGGGCGAGATCATAGACGCGATTAGCAACATCGCCGGCCTCGCGGTCGATGGTGACGTGGTGTTCGGTCTCGATGAGACCTACACCGTGACAGTGATCGGACAGGCCACGCTGCGCCAGGTGGACGACGCCGGCATGGCCGCTTCTCCCGGCACCGAAGGCGAGCTAGTGTTCAACCTCAACGACTCGCTCATCTACGTCTGCACCGCGACACATGCGGTTGCAGCGACGTGGGTGGTCGCGCGGCTATGTGGCGCGATGACCGTCACCGGCAACGCCACGGTCGGCACCACGGCGGATGTGGCCGGCGACACCGAGCTCCAGACTGACCTCGCGGTCACACAGGACGCGGCCATCGTTGGCGACCTGGCGGTCCATGCGGACGTGACACTCGGAGATGCCGCTGCGGACACGGCGACGTGCAACGGGCGGCTGATACTGCGGACACTAGCAAGTGACCCGACGGTCCTCGCTCCTGGCGGAACGACAGGCGAGGTCGGCTACTACGGCGGGATCGTCTACGTCTGCCAGGACGGGACGCTGGGCGCAGAGGTGTGGGACCCGGCCAACTAGGAGGCTAACATCGTGCCGCTGATAGTGCTGATACCGTGTGGACTCGGGCGACGTGTCCGGCAACCCGGATACGTTTGCCCTGCTGAGGACGAGGCGCGTCTGAGGGCGCTTCCCGCGTCCGCCTGGGCTGAGGTTACCGAGGCGGAGTGTGAGGCGCTCTCAGGCGATCCTGACGCGGAAGGCGACGTGTTGGAGCGGCTGGCCGAGTTACGCGAGGCAGCTCAGCCAGTGCCTCAGGCGGCGCCTGTCGAGCGAGGAGAGGCATGGCATGAAGGCGTGTCGATGCGATCACTGCGCGAGACGGCGAAGGCACTCGGGGCACGCATCACGACCCGAATGAAGCGTGAGACAGTGATCCGGCTCATCGAGGAGATACGAGGTGACGGCGGTGGCGACGAAGCGTGAGGCTCCGAAGTTCCGTGCGCGCCGCGACGTGCGGATCGGCAAGCACAACTACAAGGTCGGACAGACCATCCAGGCACAGCACGTTGCTGAGGCTCTCCGACTGCTCGGTGCGTACTACATCGAGCCGATCCCCGAGGAGCCGGAGGACAAACGCGCCAGTGAACCGCAGACGAAAGGCGCCGACGCGGAGGAGGGCGAGGAGTAACCCGTGGCCTATGCGACGCTCGCAGACCTGCAGGCGTACCTTCCTACGGCGATTGACCCGAGCGACAACGCGCGGGTCGCGACGCTCCTGGCTGACGCCTCGGCCATGATCGATGACTACACAGGCCAGACGTGGGAGCCAGTGTTTGAACTGCGGCATGTCCCACTGGACGGCGAGCGGATCGTCAACCTGCCTGGGCTACTCCTCGACCTAGACACGGTGGTGCTCTACGACGGATTGACAACGCGCGGGCTGACTGAGGGCACGGACTTCTACGCGCTCCCATCCGGCTCACTCGATGCGGCCACGCCGCCGCCTGCGGAGTCCAGGTACCCGGCACACTCGCTGATGGCGTCGTATGGCAGCTGGTCTGGCGCGCCGGCGCACCTGCTCGTCACGGGCACCTGGGGCGCGGACAGCGAGGTGCCTGCGGATATACGTATGGCGACGCTGATGGTCGCGTCCGCATGGTGCCGGTCGCTAGGTGTCGGGTCGCAGGCGGGCAGCGAGATCAAGGCCGAGTCGTGGGACGGATACTCGGTGACGTACCAGACGCCGGCCACGGTCGGAACGATCCCGGAGGACGCACTGAAACTCCTCCAGCGATACACGCTGGGCGGTGGTCTCTATGCCGTTTGACGACGGCCTCAACGCGCAGGCGGACGTAACGCGGCGCGAGTCTGGCTCGGGCGACAACTGGCAGACCATCGAGGCGGGTATGCCGTGCCGAGTCGTTGCCATGTCGGCAATGGAGGCGCAGGCGCTCTCGCAGGAGTGGTCTCAGACGGTCACGCATCGGGGCATCGCGCCACTCTACTTCGACGTACAGGACGGCGACCGGCTGACGGTCTACGCACGGAAGGCAGGGCGCGGCGAGTGGCAGACACTCGTCAACGCGGAACGCTACGACGTGGTGGTCATGGATCGGGCCGAGGGCGGTCGGTTGGGCGCGCATCACTGGCGGCTGTATCTCAGCCGGACCGGGACGGTGCGGCCATGAGTGACATGACTGCACAGGGCATGGGCCATCGAGATCACGTCCTGACGGTGCTCGGCTACGACAACCTCCAGCGCTTCCTGACGGTCGCGAGTGGGGAGTGGCTACGCTGGTGTCGGCGGGGCGTGGAGCGGTCAAGCCTCACGCTGGAGAGGGCACTCAAGAAGAACCTGAGCCGGAACGCGACGGGCTCTGTCTCCGGTCCAGGAGAGACGCCGATCCTGCGGCGCGGTCCTGGTGGCGCGCCACGGCTCCTGCAGTCTGTCGGGATCACCCAGGGCGCAGGCGGGCTGGAGGCTCACATCGGGGCCAGCACGTTCTATATCGCCATTCACGAGGGCGGACCACTGCGGAACGCGACACGCGAGGGCGACTTCGTGGTCATCCGGGCGAAGCGCGGGCTGATGAAGTGGCGCACACCAGAGGGCGAGTTTCGAGCCGCTGCGAAGGTCCGAATCCCTGTGCGTCGCCCAGTCGGTAGGACGTGGGAGGAGCACGGCGCGGAGGCGTTCGAAGAGTTCTGGGGTACCGTCCGTGCCGAGCTGGATCGCGCTGGCAGCGGCGGAGGCGCCGGGGCGGTGGCGCTATGAGTCGGCTGCTGACCATCGAGAGAGCATGGACAGACCGCATCGACACGGTCGCAGCTCTGAGCGAGACGCGCACCGGCACGGTTGCGACGGCAACCACGCTCTCGGTCTCGTTCCCGGTCGGCACTTGGGATGTCACGGACGATCACTACCGGTATGCGGTCTGCGAGTTCACCTCTGGCGCGCTGAAAGGCGAGTGGCGGGTCGTAACGGCCTACGGCGTAGACGGTGGGACCGCAACGCTCTCATGGCATGATGCATTGCCTTCGGCGCCGATCGCGGCGGTAACGTTCTCTGTCTCGTTCGCTCCGGTCCACGGCGCGACGATATTCCGGCGTGGCGTAGTGCCGAGCACCATTCGCGAGTCAGAGTTACCAATGATCTTCGCCGCGTCTGAGCGGCAACGCGCCATCGAGCAGCAGGCCATTGGGCGAGGACCAGGCGCTCGGAAAGCCCGGTATACACTGAGGTCAGACGTGCTCAGCCTGTGGGATGACACGGAGGCGGCGGAGGTCGAGGCGCACAAGCTGTATGCGCAGCTCGATGCGATGCGCGGCCAGCCGTTCGGGATACCGGGCGTCGCGTACGCTGAGGTGCCGAGCGGTGCGGACGACGTGGCCGGCTATGGCGAACTCGACAGAGGCACTCGCGTCTACTGGTCCACGCTGCGCCAGTCGTGGACATTCAGCACGTAACGGAGGTGCGACATGGCCGGAGAGACCTTCGGCGCGAGTCAGTGGCTAGTGTGGAATACGGCAGGCGACAGGCCGCCTCTCAGTCCGTGGCTCCCGCTGGGGTACATCACGGGCGGCGATGGGCCAGCGATCGAGAGCCAGGAGCGAACACGCGGCGCTGCCGGCGGGCTGGATCAGCAGATCAAGACCGAGGGCCTGATTGATTACCCTGGCAGCGTGACCGCGATCCTCATCCCGGAGGGCGCAGCCGTCCTGCCGTTGATCCTGAAGAACGCGCCCGATGAACTCGCGTTCGGTGGCGATCTCGGTGACGGCGTGTTGCTCCACGACCCGGCACTGCCGACGACGGCTACGGTCTCGTTCGGTGTCGATCAGCCTCTGTCGCTGGATCTGTCCTGGCTTGGTCTCTACAACGCGACGGACCCGCCAGCGGCTGCGGCGGCGATCACCGACGGCTGGCATTGGGAGGACTTCACTGGCGAGGTCTCTGTCGCAGGCGACTGCTACGGCGTACAGTCAGTCAAGTACAACTTCACCTGGGCGACGCAATACACAGACGATGTGTGCGGTCGGCTCGCCACATTCAAGCGGGAGCACCGCGACCTGGTATGCGCCGGCCTGACCGACATCAGCGTTGACGTGGAGGTGCTCCTCGATCCGGGCGCCTCGTTCTCCGATGACGTGATGGACGATACAGTCGAGGTGTCACTGGTCGCCGTTAGCAATGCAGGCGTTCCGGTGACGTTTACGCTAGAAGTAGACGCGCTGCGCTGGACGGGCAAGCCGTCGCGCAGCTACGTGGCGCGAGATGGTCTGGTGGTGTGGTCGGGCACCCTGAGTTATAGGTTCCTGTCTGCGCCGACGATCACATGCTCAGTAGTGT